GTACCCTCTGAATCAGCACTACCATCACCAGAGTCTACTCCACTTGTATCTCCACCACCAAAACCGCCACCATCAGAACTATCGCCTCCACTATCATTACCACCACCGTAATCACTTGGACCACTATCTGCTAGACCGTAATTATCATCAGTACCGTAGAATCCACCCTCTGCTTCCATATCCGAATAACCATCTACACCCCAGCCACCCTCTGAATCCTGATAGTAATTTGTGATATTTGGAGGAGCTGTAAGATCAGCAGGGTCATATTGAGCACTATACCAATCATTAAACTCTTCTGGAGTCCAGTCATCAACTCCTTTACTCTCCCAGCTAGGAGCGGTCAATTTATCATAAGCTATTGAAGCTAAACCTAATAATGGATTAGCTGCAAGTAAGCCTATATTAGATGCTGTATAATGACTTAAATTCTTACCTGTTGCTGGATCATAAGCTCCGTACTGACCTGCAACTAATCCTATGCCTGCTGATACAGGATTTGTCGCTAAACCATAACCTAGCATACCATATTGAGCCGCCCGCTGTACTTCAGGTGAAAGATTAGATCTAACATCATTAACCATTACGCCAGTTACATCATTAAACATTGCGTTAGCAGGGTCAAGACCAAGAGCCGCCATACCTGCATATTTAGCAGGAGTTGATATAGCCTTACCAAAATCAGTCCAATTATCAACTGTAGGTTGCTCCATCCCAAACTGACTATGGAAATCTTGGCTACCTAACCCTGAACTATCACCACCAAAATCAAAACTACCACTAGGCTCTCTTTGTAGCATTCCTTGTGGTGTTACTGTAACTGCCTGTGATGATCTTGCTAACTCTCTCTTATTTGGAGTGAACGCCTGACCACCAAAACCATAATAAGTATCAGGATTATTGGTTGGAGTAGTGTAATAAGGGTGAGAGGATATTGACTTCATCCACCAAGGTTGCTCTGTCATACTATCTTCCCTCTGGTTGCGTGAATAATCATACTAGCCATACTAGCCTTATACCCATTAATTACTCCTATCATTTCCAATTGCAATACTTTTGCAGCGCCAGATAAAGCCACTTTATACTCTTTAGGAGACCCCATAGGTGCAAACTTAGCCGCTCCATATAGAGATGCTACATCACCGTAAAGATAGGAGACCGCCCCATCATTAATAACTAATGATCTAGTGCCTTTTACGCTAGAGTAATCCTTGTACCAATTTAAGGCAACTGACATTCCAAACCCACCCTCAATCACCAGATATAATCTCTTCAATATCTTACTAACGGCAGGCTGTTCAAAGTCTAACCAAACAGTCCTGTAAGACCCTTGGTAAGTATTGTTAATATATGCCGCACCATCATACTCTCTATCATGATAACCGTCATACTCAGCTATACGCCCTTTATACTTAGTAGCTCCCTGCCCTAAATACAGCTTACCATCGTATGTAGATAAGAATGATTTAGGCTGTTTATCGTTAGAGAAAGTCCATTTAGTTACTCTTGGTGATCCATCTTCGTTAGCATACTTAAAGTCAAATACATAAGTTGCGTTCTGCTCTGTGAAACTTAGGACATAAAATCCACCACACAAGCAATACATACCCTTAACCTCATCCTTATTTGATGATATGGTAGCAGATATAATCGCATCTTTAATATTTCTAGAGAAATCAGTTAGCGGCATCTTATCCTGAATCTTAGTTCTACTTAAAGCCCTTACGCCTGAATTAGATAAGAATACCAGCTCATCACCTACAGCCTGTACAGAATCTCTAGCTACACAACCAATTCCCTGTATAACTTCATCTAAAGCCATAGTGTCAGGATCATCAGCACCGTTATATATAGCAATATTTCTTCGCCCAAAGATAATTAGCTGACCGTTGAATGATGCTAAAGCCACTATCTCATCACCATCCCATACAGTCTTTAAGTCAACATATCCTGCTGCACCTGTATTGAATTTGTGACCTATTAATGTGTCTGAGTAATAAAGTACATCTTTCCCCTCGCTAACTCCACCAACCCACAATCTACCAAAGTCACCAAGGCATGAGCTGGGATTAAAAGTGGTTACATTATTGGGAGCGTTATATCCAGAGGTATCATCCAAATCCATCCAATCAGTACCATCATAATGAATAGGGATATAATTAGCTTGTGTTCCGTAGAAGTTGCCGTTAAAGTTACAGAACTGCCAGTTACCATCAGTGATAGTTTGAGGTGTTCCTGTAAAAACCTCTAAAGTCATTGTTCTGGGAGAGCCTGTAGTTTCTAATTTATAGATACCACTACCTGCACTTGCAAAAATTGTAGCATCACCTGTAGTGCTTCTATATTCACCTACCGCCTTAACTATAAGCGTATTGCTAGAATCTGTGCCTATATTCTCCGAGACCTGCTTCACGCCTTTTCTTGATGTAATGCGCCCTCTATCATCCAGCATAATATTATCAGCTTTTGTAAGCCATTGAGGAGGTAAGGACGAGTCGTTAGACTGCGTATTTAAACCATATATCCCTAACCCATTCAGCACTAACGGTTGAAGAGGGGCAGCCATTAGATAGTTACCCAGTCATTCGTATTACGAGACATATCTTGTGCTATAGCATCTTTCAATGCCCCACTATAACTCTCCTGTGCTGTACTCACCATAGAGCCACCATCCTCTCCTCGTTCTGCAATAGCTCTACTCCAAGCTCCCAATATAACTATATTCTCCAAGACCGTTAGAGTATCTGTAGCATTTACTAAGTCCTCTTGCGGATCAACCATATTAAAGTCTACCTGATATACTGCATCTGGCTGTGACCATAAATCTACAGTCAGCTCACCAGAGCTAATGCCGTTGATAGAATAATGCGATGGGCGACCGCTAGAAATGCTAGAGGCTGGTTGTTGAGCACGCTTAATCCAAGTATCAGAGACCTCTGTTAGATAAACCCCATTAGACTGCTCTATAACGCTCAGTAAGCGCATTCTCTGTGATGCCCCTGTGATTGTATAGTTAGATGTTCCATTCGCTGTAGTGACTGTCTGAGTGCGCCTGAGGCTACTCCAATCCCAAGCATCCTCTACCTCACGCTTAACCTCATTTACAAAGTCAATAATTAACTTCTGATAATCATCTAGTGAAGTGGTATCAATATACGAGCCAGACCAATCAGAGGAAATACTATCTTCTCTTAATCTTCGTAGAACTGAATTTGCTATCTGTCTTAACGCCATCCATTACTCCTTACTATATCTTTAGTAGCTTTACCCAGTAAGGAGCTTGATATGTAATACCTTACGCTCTTTTACTGAATTGTCAACACTTTTTTAGTTACAACACCTTAACCAATCTCCACCACTTTACCCTCAACCGATTCCACCAAGTATCTTTGATAAACCTGCCTCGTCTGTTTTTTAACTTCACGCTTTAACCTCAACATCAGTCTCTTTGTGTAGATCAGTCTTACTACCCATAACTCCTGAACTACCTAAAACTCTAGCTTCACTTATGTATTTGACTGTATATTCATACCCGTTATAGAAGAACTTGTCACCTAGTTTTAACTCTTTAGCTTTTATTGTTTTTCTATTCACGCCATTTTCTCCTTATCAGATATTCAAAGATGGATACTATACCTCTACCAATTTCAAAAGGAGAAGGTAGTACCCAGCCAAGGATAGCTATCAACCATACCCAAGGAGGCACTCCGTTCAAATTTTTAACTACTGATACATTCTCGCCAGAGATAACATCATCTTTAAAACTTGCGCCTGTAGTCTTCTCTTGATTGTTCTGCTTACCAGCTTGTGCATTGACCTCTAAGCCACTATCGTCAGATGGTAGTAGCATTGATGCTATTGTTCCATAGCATCCCGTGAGCGGCATTGAGAGGGCTAGAATGAGGAGTATTCGTTTCATTTCAATANTCATANTNGTCTCTCCCTACTTCCTGTCCTGTACGCCTCGTATCTGCAAACTTCTGCTCACCGTTACTATAATGAACGCAACTCGATATTTGTCTCCCTATCTTTGTGCCATCATCAAAACAAGTTACAATTGGAGTGAAGCAATACTGGCAGTTAAAACTCTCACTCTTCTTGCACTCGATCATCTGTTGCTCTCACAATTACTGTAGATGCATCCAATCCCGATAGCCACTACAACAATAAGGAGGAACACAACTATGTCGTCTGGCATTAGAAGCCTCTGTCTAATGGGTGAGGTCTACCGTCTATCTCCACAAGGATCATAGGCACATCACCGACAGTCACACCTTTGTCTGGCATAAATGATTCAGTTGGCTTAGTGCGTTCGGCAGGTGGTGTGCAACCTGTCATTGCCAAGAATACAGCGAGCATTACTGCAACGACAACCACAGTTAAGATTGCATC